GTTTCTCACTTGAGATTCCGTCTTCTGGATCCGATGAAGAATCGAACCTTGGAACATACGCCTGCTTCTATGACGTTCAAGGAGTTTGGATACCGTTTCATTACGGCATATGATGAATTCCGGGCCGCCCGTGCGCATAACTCCTTGGAGGATTATAACTTTTATAAGGAGTTAAGTCTTATGCGCTCAGCAGTTGATTTGGAGTCAGGAGACTTTGAGACTGCTTCTACCACTCCTAAGTGGCGTCCTGTGGCGCCCTTGGAGGTAGTCGACACCAAAACCTTTCCCCTCATACAGGAAGGTGTTGGAGGTGAAGGACTGCTTGAATTTGCTCGTACCAAGTATTTGGAGAGTAAAGACTTTGTTGGGTGCCAAGCTACTAACGTTGTCAAGTGGGCGGTAGACCACTGGGATTACACGAATGCAAAGAGAACGCATCGTGGAATCAAGGAACGTATGGAGAAGTATGTTCGATGGGCTTCAGTATATCCGGGTGCGGATTTCGAGGCCACTGAGCTTGAGGGTCGTCAATGTGGCGATCCACTGCCTGTTCATATAGCGCAATTGCTACGAGATTATGCAGAGTATCGTGAATTTGAATGTGAAATGAATGTCCTTTCTGGTGCGTATTCCACTTTGAGTGGAAGTTTGCACATTTCTCTTCTTCCAGAAGAGATGACAAGATTGGAGGCCATACGCGTTGGGTTTGCGAGAGACTGGGAATTATTTCTGCAAGAACGCTATAATGTACGGTTGGCTACGGGTGCCTCGGTGGAGGAGCTTCGAATGCTTGAGGTGGAGTTGTTGCGTGTGCAAATGCACAACGCTCCTCTGTTCGGCAAAGTGGTCAAGGGTTTCTTCGCTGGTTTTGGGTTAATGTCTTTGGTGTACATTTCGTATAAAGTGTGTAAATATCTTTTTCCAAAGTCGAAGCCAAAGCAAGCCGTCTATTTGGATGGACTTTCGATCAAAACTGCTAGCAATCTCTCGGATTCTCTCAATCAAACCATTCAGAAGTGTGCTCCTGTGGAGTATCGTGCTCTCATGGATAAAATTGAATCTCAGAATCCAGATCTGGCCTTTGTTATGAGGAAGCCTTTTGCTACCCTCTCGGAGACCTGTTTGAATGATCTGTCGGAGGACCAGATGTATCTTTTGTCGTCTGGTGGTATTTTTCATCTTATAGATGGGAATCTCATTCAGGGGGAGTACGCACGACAGCTTAACGGCGCCAACGTTCTTCGAACACGTACTGGCGGCGCTCGTGCGATTACTCTCCCAGCACCTCTTTTGGGTGCTGAATACTTTCGGGAAGGTAATAAGGTAAACCTCCCAAGTAAGCAAAAGGGGCCATCAAAGGTTCCTAGTGCTACACTCGTCAAGGCGGAGGCTGATGCCGCCGAGATGAAATTACCTAAGATCTCAAGAAATGTTGTGTACATTGGCTTGATTTCCAAAGATTCGGTTGGAGGAGAAATGTTCTCCGCGTGTCATGCACTTGGCATAGCCGATCATGTTCTCGCTGTTCCCAAGCATCTCTTCTCAGAAGGAGAGGACTTGGTGGAGAACGAGACCATGGTTGTTTTGCTTCGTGCTGGCGTGCGGTATAACATGTACTTCAACCGGAAGAATCTCATTCGATCTCAGGAATATGATCTCGCTTTTTATAAATGTGATCTCACAATTCCGGCTTTCGTTGATATCCGTCATCTTATAGCTGATCAAAAACAACATGGTTTTGCTCAAGCTTTCAATGGACTTCTTGTTGGGCGAGAGGGAACTGATTTTTCGACTCTCTTTCACAAGGAGCTTCCAAAAGTCGTACAGTACTTAGATTACAATTACTTTGCGACTCCGGAGGATGAAGTCCATGGGAAGCTTACATGCAATACCTTTGGCTATAAGTATGCCGTGAGCCTTGGAAAGGGTAAATGCGGCATGCCGCTTGTGTCTAACATGAATGTTCATCCGAATCCTATATTCGGAATTCATGCGGCTGGTGGTCTCGATATGGGCTTTTCAACACCGCTCATTCGAGAGGTCTGTGAAGAGGCGATCTCTATGTTGTGTACTAAGGGTATCGTCTCGTCTTGTGATCTCAAGGTCCAAGAAGGTGTCAATGGAGAAAGGAAGCCTCGCTTCCGTATCCCTGGCAACTTTGAAGAGTTCGGTTACTACGACGGCGGTCGTGGTCCGGAGCGAACTCACTTGGACTATTCTTCGACTTTCGAACATATTGCCCCACATCGCATGGAGCCGTCTGTGTTGACGCCATGGGATGCGAGAATCGAAGATACCGGGTTTACTCGGTCACCACTTATAGAAGGAGTCTGTAAGTATGGGGAACCTGCGCCACCTCTGGACATGAATTTCTTTGAATACATTAAGGAATCTCTTATTGAGCGTTTTCGTGTGAAAGTGCGTCCCCAGATTAAGCGAGAGCTGACCTGGGACGAAACGATTAACGGAATACCTCAGATACCGCATATGGATTCAATGAATCTCGGAGCTTCGGCTGGTCTTCCGTGGAAAAAACGGAAGGCCTCGGGTGATATTGGGAAACGCTTTCTCTTTGATATTAATCAGAGTACGGGTAGCGCTTCGTTCAATGATATCGGTGAAGAACTTAGAATCTCGATGGAGGAGCAGATTGCGGGCTTGCGTCGGGGCGAGGAGCAACCCTGGTTGTTTCTTGATTGTCTAAAGGATGAATTGCGCTCGCTTGCTAAGGTGAAAACCGCTAGCACGCGAGTGTTTACAATTTGTCCCGTGGACAGTCTGATGATACACAGGAAGTTCTTCTTGCCTTTCAACGCAGCTTGCATGGAGGCGAACATAAACATTGGTTTCGCCGCAGGACTTGATCCGTTCAGTTTTGATGGACACAAGATAGCAACGTGGTTGCTTGAAGTGGGAACGGAGTGCATCGCTGGTGATTACAAAGCCTTCGATGCTAATATCCATCCCGCCTTCTTTGAGATGCACGCTGACATGGTCAACGCAATTCTTGGAGGAGACGAGGGCACTCAGCTCCTTCGTCGAACTTTGATGGAGCAGATGTGTCACACCTATTCGGTGGCCGGCGATATGTGTTATCGCAAAGCGAAGGGAGTACCGTCGGGCTTTGGAAGCACAATGATAATCAACTCAGAAGTGGGTTTGTTTATTCTTGTTGCATCCTTTGTCCGACTTGCTCAGGTCTTCGCGCCGGAGTTGGCAACTCCGGGAGCTTTTTGGGACCATTGTCGCCCTATTATTATGGGTGACGATTTTGTCCTTGCCAAAAGTCCACAGGTCCCGTGGCTCACTTTGCCTCGTCTTATTGAAGCAGTGAAAGAATTTGGCATGAACATGACACCAGAGGATAAGAGTGACAATGTCGAGGATTCAAAACCCTTGACTCGTTGCTCTTTCCTCAAGTGCTTCCTCCTTCAGAGGGAAGGCATTTGGCGCATGGCCCTTAACAAGGACACTATCTACGAAATGACCAACTGGATTTCAGCAGACGTGGATAGAAAGGGCGCAAGTGCTGACAAGGCTCGGACGGCTTTGCAGTACATGGCTTCTTGGGGCGCGGAGGACTTTAATGTCTTCCGCAAGAAACTAGTCGATGCGTTCGAATTCATCGGCATAGAGGAGGAATTGCCCACCTTCGCGGAGTGTGATGCCGTGATCCGTGCTGCCATGGGTCAGGCAAATGTGAAGGGTTCGCTTGCGAATCGCTTCACCTCCATAGGAAAGCCCTTCGATCTTAGTTCCATCATAGACGAAGAGCCGGTCGTGCGTCACCATTACGTCAAGGCGAAGACATCGTTTTCACCTGGACGTCGGTTCACGACCACATAGGTTTTCTCTCAGTCTCTTAGAGGTTCGCTCGTATTACCGCGGACCGCTTGAGTCGTTGAGAGAAATCTCATTCAGGTGTTGGGCGCGGGAAGCGACCAGCCTGTCTCCGACTCGCGGCCTAGAGTATACGAAACACTCAAGTGGCTAAGTAGTTTCCTAATTAGTGATCTCGAATTACTTCAGTCCTGTTCAAGTAGTGAACATAGGGATAATGGACTTCGGCGGCGTGCCCTTGCGGGTACGTCGGTGGAGATTCCTTGGAAGGAAGTAAGTCTTGCAAAAAAAAAAAA